ATATAAATTTAAATAGAAATTAGATTCAGGATCTATGCTTTTCAAAAAATCAGCAGCTTCCTTTGTAGTATCAAATTCTAATATCAATAAATTTTCAAACATTTTATTTACTAAAAAGATCAATAATAAAACTTTTTATTAATTGATAAATAATACTAAAAATATCATACCATTTGAAATCAGGAAAGCCGGTCATTTTTCTTCTTTCAACAAATACAAATTACATTGTTCAATTGGATCTTTAGACCAAGTCCAAGAATTATATTTATCATAAATTGCTTTACAACGATTATAGAAATCCATATCTAACTGTACTAATCCTTTCCAATTTTTATAATATGCTTGCTCAATTATATCTGGAATTTCTTTGCTGCTTCTATGATTACTCTCTTGACAAATATCTGTTATTAACAGATTTTTTACTAAATCATTTTGGCTTACAAGTTCAAACAGTAATCTATGTGAACCATGTCCATATTCACCTGCAGGATTATGTGTGAAAATATAATCTGGTTTTATATTCTTTATTACAGCTTCAAAAGATAATTCTATTCTTTTTATTGCATCTTTTAAAAGATTTGGGCGACGTGTTGATAAACTATAAAAATTATTATTTTCAGATAAACATCTTACAAGATTTATGTTTTCTTGTTGACAAATTTTTTGTAATGCCTGTCGTCGTTGCGGTCCTCGCCGCACATAATCATCACATAAAATTATTAAATATTTTTCAATGTTTCCATTTTGAAAAATTGGATATCCCCAAAGAATTTCGTCATCAGGATGGCAAAATATTCCTAATACTTTATCCATTTTTATTCTTCCAAACACCAATTATTTCAGTTTCTTTATAACCAAGAACTTTTAAAAGAGAAATGATCTGAGAGTTATTATCTTTTCTTTTATTTCTATTTCCATCTGGTATTAATTCAACATATAAAGCTGGTTTATGCTTTCTTAAAGTTTTTATTGAACCTTGTAATGCTTCATATTCCATTTCCTCTACATCATATTTTATAAATGATACCAAGCTTTTTTCGTTTTCTAATAACTTATCTAATGTAATAGTTTCGATTGTTCCTAATTCTGATTGAATTAAATAAGTAGCTCCACTATTTGTATTCAATCTTTCTCTTGTATGATCTATAACTAATCTATCTGAATTATTATTTGACAATGCTTTCTTAATAAGCTGACAATTAGATAAGTTATTTAATTTTAAATTAATTTGTAAAAGATCATAATTTTGTTTAATTGGTTCTATTGCTATAACTTTTTTAGCTTTCTTTGCAAATTGAATTGTATGGCAACCAACATGAGCTCCAGCATCAATTACAATAGAATTGCTACTAACAAAATTTAACATATATCTTATTCTGTCTATGTCCCATAATCTCTTTGTCTCAATCATTTTTGCATAAATAAAATCATTAGGATTAGGAATATAGAATAAAATATCGTCTATTTTAATTAGCTTCTTGTCGTCCATCACTTTTACCAATCCAACTTAGATTTGGGCATTTATCTACTTTTGGCAATCCAAGTTCTTCTAAAAATTTATTATAATTATTAAACCTATTTCCAATATGGGCTGACCAAATATGCGAATCTTTTCTAAAAGAACCATCTACATAATCATGTGGAATTTCTTCAAAATTTATCACTCCTCTAAATTCTTTCCAAGCCTTAAATAATTGTCGTTGATCGTCTCTATAATTTATAATTCCATTATCCCACATTTTATTATAAAATAGTAAAAATAAATTTATAGCAATTTGATTACATCGAAACATAATAATTCCATTTTGTATTTCCTTCATATCTAAATGCTCTTTATCAAATTTTAATAATATATCATTATCTTGTATAAGAGCATATAAATCATTTAATGATTTACGAAACAACATATCAACATCTGTCACAATACAAATTTCATTTGTATTTTGAAATTTTTCAAAAACTTCAAGTAAAACATGAGATATTCTACACTGCATATATTGCCGATAGCGAATTGTTTTTGGTACTTCAATTTTATGATTTGTAATATTAACTAACATATTACAATCTTTTAATTCTTTTATTTCATTTTTCGATAAATTTACAGAAGATATATAAATCTTTTCATTAGGATTGGTTAAAGCTGCTGACAAACAATACAACTTTCCCCAGGGTAAATAATTTCTATCTAATGAGGTGCAAAGCATTAATTCATCTCCAATATTGGAATATTATTTTTTGGTGAAACTACAAAACGATACATTGATTGACAACTTTTAATTTTTTCTTCTGGAATAGTGCTTAAATAAGCAATAGAATCTTTTGGAAAATTTATATTTTGAATTGGAGATAAAGAATAGATTATTTTGTTTTCTAATAAAATTTTTCTAACTTCATTATAATACGTTCTCCAAATTCCTTTTCTAACTACATCAAACCATTCATTTTCTTCTTTTGGTTTTATTCGTACTGCATTAAAAAGACCATTCCATAAATAATTCATTTGAGATGAAGGAATAAAAAACTGTAAAAAATTATCAAAATCTACAAGCGTTTCACTATGTTTTATTATATAAATTATTGATTTAGCATAAAGTAATTGTTTTAAAGACATATCAAATAAAATAATATTTCTTTTCCCTATCTCAGCAATAGCATTTAAAAACATCAATCCACCAACTACTGAATATAATGGATATTGATTTTTTCTTAACAAATTCCTATCTTTTAAATTTATTAAATACCCAGAATCATTTTGCTTTTCGCTGGATACTCGATATATTTCTTCGTTTTCAAAAGGCAAATTTCTATACCGAACTGCTTCATAAAATTCTAAATTTGTTTTATCCAATACATTAATAGATTCATCAAAATTTGATAATACAGTTATTACAAATAATGTATTTCGCCCATCAATATTAATTTCTGTAACTGGATATGGAATTATTTTAAGAAATCTTTTTAATGCTTCATAAGAAGCATAATTTACGTTATTAAAATCTTCACTATAAGGGTTATGCTCAAGTATCAAAATTCGCAAAGTGTTTTTCATTGCTCGTAATAAACAATCTTTCATATCTTCCCAAGATACACCTTCACCAAGCAATATATGAAAAATTCTATTAACAAAAAATTTTTCATTTAAAGTACCAACACAAATATTATTTGGTCTTAATTCTCTAAATCCCCAATTCGGCTTATGAGTGATTTCTTGAATACTTCCAGCGAACAAATTATTTTGAACAGCAATCAACGCTCGTTTATGTGCACCTCGTTTCATAATTTTATGTCACTTTCAAAAACTTCTCTAACTTTTTCGTGACCTAAATGCAACATCATAGGTTCTATTGCAATTTCTCTTCCTTTTAATTGTTTTGTATAATTTTTTATATATTCCGCATTGCTTCCACAAACGCACCATTGTTCAGGTAAATAAACTGGAGTAAAAGCAGTTTTCCAACTTGCTTTCCATATAGCAAGAGTTCCTCGACAAGTGTTGAATCGTAATTCATTTTTTAACTGTTCAAGAAAAATATTACATCCATTTATTTTCGGAACAACAAAGAACGGTGAAAAATTACATGCAGAAACATATTGAGGCCAATCTCTTATTTCAGTTAAATCAAAACTGGTAACGTCTGTTCCCATTGCATTATATTTTACATATATTCTTGGATTTAATGGCAAAGCAGCACCAAATTTTTCAGCAATATCAAAACCATCTACAAAATTCTCATTTGCAATATACATATCATCATCAAGAAGACATGCTGATTTATAACCATAATCTAAAGCATAGAGAATCTTATAATAATTTGAATTACGAATATCTGCTCGTGGAGTTTCGATTGGCCAAATCCTATCTACATAATCTCTAAAGAGATTATTAAATTGATGTAAGGAACCAAGATTAGAATCTTCAGTTGTTATTATATGAATTCTATAATCAAAAGAAGAATATTTTCTAATATTTCGTACCAATCGTTGAACTTGTTCTTGCCTATTACCGAAAGATGCAATTATAAAAGCTCTCATTTTAACATTCCCTCAAAAAGAAGTTCTTTAAGTCTTGATTTAAGATGTAAAACAGAAACGCTTTTATTTTTATATGCTTCTATCAACTTTTGTTTTCCAGACCAAGTATGAATACCATCAGAATGCGGGCAATAGTTATATTCCGGACCAATATCAACTATCTTAATTCCAAAATTTTCTTCAATTTGTTCTTTTAATCCAAAAGCAACACACATCATATCTTGACCAATAGACCAATTATTCCCTGAATGTTTGAATAATTCTTGCCATTGAATAAGTTCGGGCCAAGTTCGCTTAAAAATTTGCGACATTAGAAAATCTAAAAAATAATTAAGTTTTTTAGAAGTTTTAAACATTACCATCCCTTGATTTATAGGATAATGATATTTTTCTGGCCGAGTTGTAACTGCAATATCAAAATCAAATTTATCAAAAGCAGTAAAAGGATCTTTAAGATAATATAAATCAGCATCAGCAGAAATAACTTTTGAATCCTCTGGTAATCCTTTTATAAATCTAAATTGAGTTATGATCTTTGAACCAGCTATTCCTATTTCAGCTTCTTCTGGAATTACATATTGCGTTAAGACATTATAACGCCGAGGCGTCAATTGACTATAACCCTTAACACGATTGCTGAATACAATTTTATTGCAACTTGTTGCATTTTCTATTGTAACTTTATCTAAAGTATCTAAACTTTTTCTCAATAATCGTTCATCAAAATCATAATCAGTAATTAAACAATATCCATTATTTTTATTACAAAACAAAAGTGGAAGAAGTTGTTCTTTTAGTATTCTATCTTTTATTCGTTGCAAATTTTTATTTCTCTTTGTTGCATCATAAACAGTATCACCTGGAGTTTTTAATGGGACTATCCAACCATAAGATCTTTGCGGAGAAATTATAGGGATGTTTTGTTTTTTACAAAATATAGAAAACCATAAATCTCTACAAAATGGAATAGGAAAATCTTGCAATGTGGGTAAAATATTAAAAGTAGAAGAATGAAAAGCAGTTGTACCAACTCCAGCCATCTCTACATATATATCTCTTTCTAATCTATCAGAAAAACCATAAGTAGATCGGCAACTGAGATAATCTTTTACTGGTTGCACAATATTTGATCCATGAACAGATATCACAGCTTTCCGTTCGTGTCTTTCAATACACTCTATTAACTTGTCAATATAATTCTTTGGATAATAAAGATCGTCATCACAGATAAAATAATAAGCGTCTTGCCAAACTTGATTCCAAATGCTATCATGAGCATTTTTATTAGTTAAATTACAATAAGCAAATATTTTATTTCTATATAACCATTTAGGAACTTGCTCATAGTAATTCAAAATTAAATGAATTTCATCTACTTGCTCATACAAAGAATTAATTACAATCTTCAATTGTTGCTCACGTTCTTTAACGGAAGCAATAAGAACGATTACCTTTTCATCTTGCATCGCATCGCCTTTCTTGAAAAGAAATCTTATTTAATTTTATAATAACAAGAGGAGCCTTGAACAAATGATGTCTCTTTATTTAAGTTTATAATTTATTATGAGCTAAAGCTCTTAGACTATTTGCTAAGACTCCAATTTATAATAAACGACCAGGAAGTCCTCTATTCCCAATATCTTTATATTACATCTTTGTTACTTTATCTGTTAATTTTTGAATTAACATCTTAATAACAGGATAAAGAATAAACCCAACAAATACACCAATTAAAAATAAATGCATCTTGTTCTCCTCAAATAAGATTTTTTAATTTCAAATTACTTTTTACTTTCTGCACAAGTTTCCGTGTTGATTTTGATTGATCTGTTAATGCTGCTTTTATCATAGGTTGAGAAACTGTATTTCCGTTTTCTTTTGCTATATCTTTTATCTTTTCAACATTACAAATAATATCTTTAAATGCTTTATTTTTTACAAGAATACTGATTCCAACAGCAGCACAACTTCCAATTAATCCACAAATAGCCATCCAAGTCGCAAATCTTGCAACAGCAAGAGCCATAAATAAAGAGATACAACTTGCACCTATTGCTGGAAGTCCCATCTTAGAACCATTAAGAAAAGCAAAAAATCCTGTTGCTATTCCAAGAATAGAAAAAGTTATAAGCCAATTACTTTTCTTTACTGCATCCCAAAGTTGATCAGTAGGTGTTGAAGAAGGATTTGTTTGAATCGGCTTATTATTCCACATTGGAATAGATTTACATCCAGAAATCAAAACAAATATTAATAAACTAATTAAGATACAAATAATAAATGCTAATAAATTATTATTTAAATTTTCTTTAAACATCGCTCGCCTCTCAACTTTCTTTTACCTCTTTTTCCTGAAATTTTTCTTTGTGCAGAACCAATAAAAGGACCAGTTCCATTTCTTCTTTTTCTTTTGTTTACAGCCATCTTTTTCCCTTGATTGTTTTATAAATTTTCTATTATATTCTAAAAGTTTTTCACCCGGATACTTTTCTTTATCTTTTTCTTTGACCATAAATAAGGCATAATCCAAACTAAAGAATAAATAAAAGCGTAAATTAATAAAAATATCAATTTAATCATCATTTAATATTTTCATACCTTCAATAGTTATTTTACTTTTTCCTGCAACTTTAAGTAAACCATCAAATCGATCTTTTGCTTCTTTAGCTAATTTGGTTGCAGCTTTCTTGGCAGCATTAAGTCTTTTTTCATCATTTAGTATTACATTAGCTTCAGCAAGTGTTCTTGCATCATTATCTGCTTGCCATTCAGCTTCTTGTTTTGCTTCTTTAGTTATAGGCATTATTTACTTCCTTCAAGCTCTGAATCCAACTCTGTGTTTTTCCAAGTTATATGTGGTTCTTTTGTTATTTCAATTGCTGCAATCTCAATTCTACAAACACTGATTGTTTTTTCAATAATCATTGGAGTTGCAACAAATCCTTCAATTATTATATTATTTTCATAATCTACTTCTGATTCTACAAAAGCTTCTTTTGTTAATATTTCAATTTGTCTTCCATTTTTCAATGTAAAAATAATTCTATAATATTCTTTTAAATCTTGTTCTTGATTATGCATCGCTTTTTCCTCTTCAAAAGCCATATTTTGTTTTTCTACTTGCCAACTCATATTTTAATTCCAATCTCAATCATTGTTCCGTTTTTCTATTGGCATTTCACTTCTATTTTTTAATGCTGCTTTTCTCTTTGCTCTACGAGCACGTTCGCGTTGTTTTTTATACCATGACGGACTTTTGCTTCTCGGCTTTTTATCTCTTCCATCAAGATTCTTGTATATATCTAAATCACCAGATATTTGATAATAATCGTTTTTGTGTTTATCTGGATCATTTCTATAAGTTCTACTCATTTATTCCAAGTTCCTCTTTTATAGCATCAATATTAACTTGCATCATATTAAGATAATTTTGTGCATCATGCAAATCTTTTTTAGCTTTTATAATATTATCACGATGACAAGCTCGTTTTACAAATAAATGTACCCACATACCAAGTTCCTGTAAAGAATAAGTTTTCCATATACCTTCTTTATAATCTGCTTGATGCTCTATAATACTTTCTGGAGTTTTTGGATCTGCCATTTTTAATTCTCCTCGTTAAATAATTAAAAATCACTCGTTACAAATTTTCCACCACCACCAAGTGGATATTCTTTTGCTATCATATAACCAAATCCATCAGAGATATGTGTCAATAAACTTTTAACATCACTTTTCTGTATATCTCCACTATCATCGCAGGTTACACTTTCAAAATCTCTAATGAGATATCTACATTTTTTATCAATTATTGTTCCTATATAACCATCTGCTGAAAGCAATCTACTATTAACTGAATTTATTCTGATACGAACAGGAGGATTAGAAATAGGATATCTATTAACAGTATTAAATACACTTTTGAATTTACTATTTATAATATCCCAATCACTTCCTTTTACTCCACTACTCTTTTTTGCTCCTCCAGTTGCATCACCATAAAGTCTAACAACTTTTTTATGGAAGGACCAATTCTTAATTAATAAATCGCAAACTTTTTCTGTATTACTATCTTGTTGTAAAAATATTTCATCAATAACACAGGTTACTAATCCACGATTCTTTCCTTGATTACGTTTTACTAACCATTCTGGAGGAGGAAGTTCTTGGCTAATAGTACAATTTCCTGGTATCCTATTAAAATCAAAACTAAAATTTAAAGGATAAGCAGCATTATATAATATTCTTTCTCCACTTGGAGGACAGTTTAATTCTTTATCAAAAGAATAATATGTTCTACCTTTAAATGAAACAAATTCACCACCATATTCTTGATTATATGTTAATATATCTACATCTTCAAGAGCTTTTTCTGCTGCTTCAGGATTTATTTCTCTTGTATGCCAAGTAAATATATCCCAATCATCTTTATCAATAGCATCTTCAGCAAGATTAAAATAATGATTTTTCCCCTCTGGTACCCCAATTAAATCTGCCCATCCTGGTCTTCCTAATGTGTCTAATGCTGGTCGTATATGTTTTCCCCACACATCTGCTTTAAAATTACCAAATTCATCTCCAACAAATCCATCTAATGGAGGACCTTCAATTCTTGCAGGAACATCTAATCCAACAACTTCTATAGCTGCATTATTATATAATTTTATTTTACGCTGTGAAGTTAATATAGAACGTCTATCACCAGTTGCTAAAGAACATTTTGGGATCATAGCAATAGAATCATCCCAAAAAATATCAAATGCTTGTTTATGAGTTGGAGCACCAAAAACAAATCGTCCTTGCAAAGAAGCTGGAAATTTTAATGCTTTTTTTATTAATCTTCGTTTTGCAAGTTCTGTTTTACCACCACGTCTTCCAGCATGAGCAATATTAAATCTTTTTTCTGATTTATAATATCTTTGTTGCTCAACGTGAGGTTTTAACTTCATCCACCGAGGAGTAAGAATCATTTCTCTTCCTCATCATCTTTTTCTTCTTCAATTTTAAAAGAGCTTAATTCCTTTTTAATTTCTTCAGGAATAATATCATTATCTATTTCTTTATTAGAGACAGTGGATTCTTCAATAATAGACCCCTCAAAAATTTCAGAGTTGACTGTATTTTTTTGTTTCTCTTTTGTACTATTCCCGGCATCAATTTCCCCTTCCCCGACATTCTTATTTCCGCCATTTTCGTCCTCACTTCCTAAAACACTTTCATCCATCTCTTTTAATGCTTGTTGAATTTTTTCTGCTATAATACTTGGATCTTTTATTGAAACATGTTCTAAACCAAATAATTTATCTAATCGTTCAGCAGCAATTAACTTATGTTTAAGATCCGATTTACTACGAATAACAAATTCATAAAATGAAATCTGACTACCTTTATATTCAGATGGATCAATATTATATAATTCTCGTATCTTCTTTTTTGCTCTACCAATAAGAAAAGTACAAGTATTTAAACTTATTCCAGGAAACCATTCCCGCAGTTGTCTTTTTATCATAGACTTTGTCCATTTCTTTCCAATCCGTTCCATTATCGCATCTATGACACCATCATAATATTTTAATTCTCCATAATCCATACTTTTCTTTCTATTAAATATTTTAACATTTCATCATATATCACCTATGAATAAATAAAAAGAAATAGACTATTACATAACAATATTATAATAGTTTTATTATCTAAGTAAAGTAAAAAATAAAAATTTTTTTAGAATTTTTTCTTCAAAATTTATAGACACTTCTAAAAATAAATCTATAAAATTTTGAAGTAAAATAAATAATCTTTGATAATAGAAAGTTTTTTGGTTTTTCTATTTTCTCGCTCGCCACATGAAACTTTTTCATAAAAGTTATAAAAATTTTTGGGAATACCTAAAATTTTCTAATAATTAAAAAACTTTCAAATTTTTATAAAAAACCAGTAATTCTCGCATAGATTTTAATTTTTACCTAAAAAACACTAATATAATCAGGTTATAGACTCTATAAACCGAGTAGTAGAAATTTAGGTAAAAATTATCCGAATTTAGGTAAAAATTTTTAATGGTTTTTACCTAAAACTATTAAATATAATTATAGTATAGGCTCTATAACTCAGTTTAGTCAAAATAGTAAAAATTTTATATAGTATTACCTATATAAAAGAGATTAGAAATATAAAAAACATAACCCTATATATACAGTGTAGTATAGGTAAAAATTTTTACTAATTTACCTAAATTGCCCTATGATACCTTTTAACCACTTATATTTATACTTTTTAAGTAAAAACAGTCTTAAATTTTTACCTAAAATAGTAAAAATTTTTACCTAAATCGTTTTCACATACTATTATAACCGTTAAATTTATTATAATTGAGCTCTACCATTTATTTTATTAAAATTCCCCAGTGCTTCCAATTTCATCATTTGGATTACCACTTGTTCCTTTACGTCTTATACCACACCATCCATAAATTCGTGACCATTCTGGTTTTCCTGTTTTTTCACTTATTACTTTTACATTTATTTTTTGTTTTGAAATATTATTAATAGATTCAAGATTCCCACTAAATTCGTTCGGCGAAAGTTGATCAACATTCATTTCTTCACAATAATTTTTGTAATACATTTTCATATCACTAATTCGTATAAACCATACAACTTCTTCATCTCCTGTTTGTATTTCAAACCAATCTTGAACAAATTGTCTTATTGGATTACCTCCTTTTTCAAATTCATTTCTTATTCTAAAAGATGAACGTGGTTCAATAAATCCATCATTTATTTCTAAATTCATCCCAGCATCTAATACTTTATTCATTAATCCTGGAAGTTCTTTTAACCAAATATCCATTATTAAAGGATTCATATCTTTTCCTCTTATATAAACATGAGGAAAATATAAAAATTTGAATCTATTAGATAAAGCTACAGAACGTATAGGAATTTCTGGAGGATTATTCCCTGCTATGATAATTTGACAAGGAAGTTTTTTAGAATAAATTCCCCCTCCTTTTTTCTCAATTCTAATAGGAGCACCGAACGGAATACTTAAAAGATTCTCTATAATAGCTCCATCTTGTAAATCATATTTTGTTAAATGTATATCATCACTTATAAGAAGCTGAGCATTACGAGCAGGGTATAATTCAAAAGGTCGTCCAATTTTACTCAAACTTAATGCTTTACAATTATCTTGACCAATAAAATTACGAATTAATTCTAATATTTGAGATTTTCCACTATCACTTTCTCCAACCATACATAAAAGAGATTTATATTTATGGGTATGTAACATACAATAATAAATAAATTGTAATAAAAGATTTGTACTTTCTTCATCATTTTTCCATTGAGTTTTGAACGTTTTATCTATTTCTGGACAAGTTGCATTTTCGTCATAATCAAAAGGTAAAGCTGCCATTGATATACAAGCATCCATATTTCGAGGGAATATATGTCTTTCTGGTACATAAAAATTATAACTCTTCATTATGATAATATCTTCTGGTTTATAATTTTTTTCTTTTTCTGGCATGAAGAAAGGATTAAAAATAGGCATTACAGGATTTTCTATAATATCTAAATCTATTTCTGGAATACCAATATGTAAAATCATTTTTAAAAGTGTTGGAGTTGGTTTGTATAATTCATCCGAATTTTTTGATTTTTTATTATAACAGAGAGCGAAGAAAGTTGCCATTGATTTTAATAAATTATTTTCTGAAATCTCTTTATAAATTTTAGTTTCAGGATTACCTTTTATATACATATCATCATAAAATTTAAGAGGTCCTTCTTCAGAGGGATGAAATGTTTCTAACCATTCAAAGAAAGCAGGTCGAGGATTGTCGTATTCGAAAGCTAATCCTGTTACTAATCCATCTTTAATTCGTTCTTTAATTGATTCTTTAGGAAACCATTCTTTAAGATCTGAAGAAGTTGCTAATTTAAGAAGCTCTTCTTTTGTATTTTTCTCATCTTTTTTAAGCCAGTCTGTTATATCTTCACTTTTTTCTAAATTAGGTAATCTAAGTAATTTTATGCTTGAACTTTTTTTATAGCGATCATGTGCTGCAACTAATGCTTTTGTTTCTCCTGCTTCATCATTATCTACTAAAATGATAACATTTTTATTATCTAATGGAGTTGTATCTGTTTTAATCCAATCATTAAATAAAGCTGCTGTGCTGATTAAACCTAAATTAGAAAGTGTGCGAGCATCTTTAGCTCCTTCACACATAAAAATAATTTCATCATTTTTAGCATTAACAATTTCAAATAAATTATAAAGAATAAGAGAAGTGTCTTTTATATCCCAGATCCAAGGATCTTTTGATTTCTTTTTATCAGATGGTCGACGAACTTGGAATCGTTTTAATGCTGTTTTATCAAATTTAATTTCTTGATATAATAATTGACCTTCGACAGTAATGTAATCAAATACATCTATTATTTGAGGAGTTGGATAAAGAAATGATAAACTTAGACCTATACTTGCACAAATATCAGAAGGCGAACAACCAGCGTGACAGTGAAGAATTATTTTTCCACTATCTTTAAGTTTCACCCAAAGACTTAATCGTGCGTCACCGTGTTTGGGGCACAAGGCCATGTATTCATATTTACCTTTTGCCTCTTTTCCGGATAATAGATCAGTAAGTTTTTTAAAACGATTTACGTCTTCCTTACGCAATTATTTTCCCTTAATATTTCCTCAATTCTTTCTATTTCATTTAATAAAAGAATAAAATCATCTGTTATTTTATAAGCAAGACCATTTCTATTTCTTGCAGATATTCTTTCACAACATTCTTCTTGTTCTAATATTTTTAATAATTTTTCAGCTTTATTTTTATTGTTTACCCAATGATTATCTGGATTTACCCACCAACATAAATCATGAAATGAAAAAATTTCTAATCGTAAAAATTTATCAGTAACATTTAAAATATCATCATTTATTGAATATAAAGCAAATTTTACTTTTTGTTTATTCATTTTTATATTGAAAATAAATGGCAACTCTTGGAACGTGAAAAACTCTTATCCCTATAAATACTCTTTTTACAATTTTAAATCTTGCCCAATTAGGATTAGGCATTGTATATTTATGATATACAATTAAAATTCCATTATTATTTAATAATTTTTCACATTCATAAGTCCAAACTTTATAATTTAATTTTGGTAGTTCAATATTAGGATATAATTCCCAAGCTTCTCTATTAGAATAAGGAGGGTCAGCAATTATTATGTCAAATTTTCCTTCTTTTTTTAATAATTCTTTACTACAAATATGGGCATCAAGTAAATAGTCAGGATTAACTTTTGGATTAAGATCAACACGAACACCATATTTATTCATACCACTAAATAAATTCAATATTTTTGGTTCTTTATTTATAATAGGGTATAAAATTTCTTTAGCTATCTCTATTAATTTTTCTTCACAACCAAGAGGCATTCCACCACGATAATGATCAGGTTTAGGTCTTGGTAAAAAATAAGCAATATTTTTATCCATTTTCTAATTTATCTTCTTCAATTTTAATTTCAATTAATACTGACATAGCAGCATACATACTATCTTTATGTTCTGCTATAAGTTCTTTATGTCTTTTTGATATTTCTTTTAATACTCCTTTCCAACCTAATTCAGCAAAATTGTAACAAGGAGAATTGATTGTTAGTTTATACGGAATTATTAAATTTTCGTACCATTTTTTGAATGTTTCCATTTTTATCCATCTTTCAATTCTTCATTTATTAACTTAGAAATTTCTATAAAAGTTCCATGTTCAATTTTAGTTCCTAAAGTTTTTATCCATTCTAAAGCCGCTTTCCAAACTTCTTCAAATTCAATGTGTTTTGCAATAATTTTTTCTTCTCCATTACACCAACAACAAATAATATCCATTATCTTACCAGTTCCGCCACAATGAGGACATTTAATTTTAAATTGTTCTAACCATTCTTTAAATGCTTTCATTTTATTTATTCATTCTTATAATTAAAGATTGTTCTTTTATTTTTTCTAATTTACGATATTTTATATTTATTTTATTTAAATTTTTTAACTGTTCTACAATTTGATATAATTGCAAAATTTCAGAATTATTTTCTGGAAAAATTTCAAGACCACTAAAATTTCCATTTTTTTGTAGCACATTAATTTTCATTTATTATATTTTCTAAGAGTAACGCTTTTTATTTGTTTTTAACAAAATTAAAATTATTCGGTCTATTTTGCATTATCTTTTTTATTTGTTCAAATGATAAAGGATAAAAATTATTATTATCTACTCCAATACCCCACTGTTTACCAATAGGATTTAATTTATTATGACTATGTCCAAAAAGTTGCCAACTATTATAATGACTTTGTTGCCATGTTCGCATCGCATAATGACAAACGACAATGAGATGATTTTCAATAAACTTTATCCACATATATTTTGCAGAATTAGATAACCAATGATCATGACTACCTTTAAGAAAAACATGATTACCATTTAATTGTTTAATATAATTCTGTGCTTGTTCTTTTGTTCCTAAACAAAAATCACCTGCATGAATAGTTGTATCATTACAACCAACTAAAGAATTAAATCTTTCTATTATTGCTACATCCATTTCCTTAATATTAGAAAATGGACGCATACAATATGTTATAATATTTTCATGACCAAAATGTTCATCTGCTGTGAAGAAATACATTTTAAATTCCCTTTGTTTTATTTAATTCAACTAAATGACTTAATAATTCTTTAAGATCATAGAATTCTTTAATAATTTCATTTTGAAAATTTTCAAGTATATATTTTGTTCTTTTATCATACCATTTATCAAATTTACCCCAACCATATTCATCAAGTTCAACACATCGTAGAACGTAAATTGGCGTTCCTCTTAACTCAATTTTAGCAGCAACAGTTCTTTGTAAAATACTTGCTTTATTTTCTTCAACTTTTAATTCTAAAAAACCATCCCATTTCATATGTAATATGAACAAATCTGGCAGACCGGAACGTTGCATCATGTGTCCATGCAAGTTTATTACAAAAGCACCTTGATTTTCTAACTGTTTTTTAACTTGTGTTTGAAATTTGTTTTCTTTCATTTAACATTTTTCCTTCTATATAATTCTCTATAATTTGTTTTACAAAAGGTCGAACAATATGTTGCTTTATTATAAATTTTATAATTTCTTTGCCACTTTTTTCATTAACATTATTATATGTATTTTTTAATAACTCTAAAAAAGCTTTTTCGTGCTCTTTATCAACTGTTATATTTCTTGTTTTACTTTCTTTTTTATAATCTTCTACAAGTTTCTTAAACCAAATTTTCTGATCAATTTTCATTTTATCTCCAATATTTAGTTTTCCAATTTTGTGTGTAAGTTCCATTTATAAAATTTGCATATCCTGCACAAACCATTCTATTTAATAAGAAATGATTACCAATAATTTCATAACCATTTTTAAGAAAAAATAAATAATCTGATTCTTTAGCATTACAAAATTCTAATATTTCTACTGTAATTGTTGTAATCATTTTATCTTTTCTTTTTAATAATTTTAGCTCGTCTCTTTAATGTTGCTTCACCAACAATAGGTTCTGGTTTCTTTTCATATAATTTTTTTATCGTTTCATTATAATGTTCTGTCATTATTAAACCAGCGACTAATAATCCTTCAGCTAAACATTTTTCATTAGTTGGTCGTTCACAACGAACAATTTTAAAAATTTCATCATTTACGAAATAAGGGCATTTATTACAATATGATCTATACCAATCTCTATCTTCTTTAATTACTTTTGATTGTGGTTTAGTTGAAAAACTTATTTCACTCATTTTTAATTTCTTGTAATCATTCTTTTTCTAATAAATTTCTAATTTTTGTAAGTAATTCATTTATTTGCATAAAAAGTTTTTTAGTTATATCACCTGTTCGATATTTATGTATTATTTTAGTTAACTCATCTCGTTCTTGTTTCAATTTAATAACACTCTTACGCATTGTTCCATAATTTCTTAATAATTTTTCAATTTGCCAATCAAGATTTGGTCCACCAGAAATATCAGGTTTATATTTATTTAATAAAATAAAACAATTTTGTTCTTCTTTTAACAATTCATCTCGTTCTTGTTTCAATTTAATAACACTCTTACGCATAGTCTCAACAGGTTCGTTCATAATTCCTTTACCAGTTTCTTTGCCAGAAAGTATATTGGCAATTAACTTTGCTGACATATAACATCCATAATTTTCTCCTCGCCACCAAGCTGGATGAGCAGCATCAGTTGCATCCAATTGTGAATCATCCCAATATTCTTTTTGTTTTTCTTTAATTATTACATTAACAAAACTTTTTATCCAATAAACTAAACTGATTACAATACAAATTATCATAAGAATTAAATATACAATATTCATCAATTTTCCTCCCAAGATTCAGATTCAAAAGATTCAAAATTATCCCATTCATCTTCATAATCTTTTGTGTTTTCTGTTCCGATTTGTAATTCTTCTAATCGTTTACGTTCTATTTTTAATGCTTCAAGAAGATTCACTAAATAATCAGCAATTAATCCAGTAAGAAAAATAGTGCTAAATTTTATAGATTCAAGAAAAGGTAAAGAAATTTTTGTTTCAAGTAAATTGGTTTCTGTAATTATTTTATTGTTTTCCCAAATTAATCTATCATTAAACCAAAAACCAGCAGGTTCATTATCATACCATGTTATTGTTATTTCTACATTCATTATTCTATTCTTTCATTACAATCTTGTTTACAAACATCACATTTTTTACATTCATTAAAACTTGGAACTTTACGACATTTATTTTCTTCACCAGAAATTCTTTTTATTGTATCCCAAATAATTCTTTTTAAACTTTCATCTTGTGCTGCCTCTGAAGGAATGTCTATATTAGGAACTCCAAGTTTATAAACTATACAACCATTAAATTCAACTCCTTTATATTTTTCAATTGCTTTTGGTAAAAGCATCATATAAAGTATTACTTGAACATGATCACTGGTTTTTGGTTGTCCAGTTTTACAATCTTCAACAAGATAAATATTTTCCATTTCGTCTTGCATATCTTCATCTTGTCCAATAGCGACAATATCAGCTTTACCAGAAATTATTATATCATCTCCTGTTTCTTCGATTAAATCATCACCCCTCCATTCTTCTGGAATAAGATATTTACCTTTTCTTACAATTAATTTGAAAGCATTCTGATCTTCAACAAATACTTTAAAACCAAGTCGCTCTAATCCTTCTCTTCTTTGTCTTATAAGTTGATTATGCTGAATTGTCCATTTAGCTAAATTAAAATCGCTTGGTTTTTTATCAAGAAGATAATGGGCTTTAAGCCAATATTTCCATTCACATTGTTCTTCACCAGCAACGAGTTTTGATACCCATGAAGGCCAAATAAATATTTTATCTCTCTTCTTTTTTGGCATTATTTCTCCCATATTATTTTAGAGTTAAATGTTCCATCTTCATTATTATATACAGGTCTTTTCATTTTATATTTAACGGCACAATTTTCACGTAAACATTTCTTTGTAGCATAATTTATTTTAAATCTCGGCCATCGAGTATTTTTATCAAACCAATAATTAAAATCCCATTTATGCCAACCGATTCAACATAGAAATTTTCCAATCCAATTTATTTTATGATTTTTACTTGTCATTTTGTATTTTATTGCTTCTTATTTAATTTTGTGCTTAAATATTGTATATAAACCAGCTTTTAAGGATAATAATAATAAACTAATGGCTTTGTATTCGCCCTGTACCGCTTTATAGGCTATATTATTAGCCTAAATGCTTATAAAACCTCTTATTCCTTAAGCTGGGAGCCCGTTTTAAGCTGTATTTAGGCAATTATCATCATTAGTGTCTAATTGTGATATATTACCGTTTTCTTTTATTTTTAAATCTTCATAAGGAGCAGCGATCATACGATACAGTTCAAGTTTAGCACATTCAAGAATACCAATTGCAGCATTAATATTTCTATATGCTAAACCCGTTTCTTTAATCCATTTATGAATAATTTTAGTAATGATATAATTTAAATCTCCAACTTCACATCCATCAATTATTTCAAAAAGTGAATGTAAATATGGATCAATTATTTTTCTTGATTTTTGTGCTATGTAAGGCATTTTTATTTATTCGTCGCATTTCACTTCTCATTTTATTTTGTGTCTGTTGTTTAAAAGAATTTATTGTAAAATGTTGTTTCATTTCTTTTTACCTTTTACTATTTTTTCAATTTGTTTACAAGAAAGTTGACCGTTTAATATTTTTTCTATTTGTGTAGAAGTAAAATAATTTGATAATTTTTCTTTTTTATTAAGTCCTTCATAAGTATTTTCAATTATATGGGTTTGTGTTTTTTGTTTCTTTTTTCTTTTAGATTTTGTCATTAATGGATTTATTTTGTTAGTTAATTTTTGAAGGTATTCTTTCTCTTTTTTCTTTTGTAATTTCTCTACTAATATTTCATGTAGATGACCCATCGTGTTGAATAAATCTGCACAAAGTAACTCTTCAATATCAAAATTTTCATATCCTTCAAATGTTATCCAAGTTTCTAACCAATGTCGAGCTTTACTTTCCATATAACTTTGTACAGGCATTCCTTTTTTCCAATTTGCTTCATCTCGTTTCAATTCGCCACTTTTAATATTATGATCACGCATAAATTGTGCAAATCGTCTGAGAACCAGCGGACTAAAACTACCAATGATATTTATTTTTTGAGTGTCATTATCTCTAAATGCACCTGTAGAAAATTTTCTAACAGCTTTTTTCTTTTTTAATTTTTTCATTATCAATTTCCCTTTATAAATTATAGCCGAGACGAGAGTCGAACTCGTACACCCCAAAGGATATGGGAGCTTAAATCCCATGCGTCTGCCAATTCCGCCACTCGGCCATTATTCCCTTGTATTATTATGACAACTTCTACAAAGAGTTATCATATTTTCTGGATCATTATTAGTATTATCTCTATCTATATGATGAACATCAAGTATTCTACTATATTTTTTCTTATGTTCTTTTTGTGTGATTCCACAATTTTGACAAATATAATTATCACGTTTTCGAATTTGTTCTTTTAATTTATAAATTGCTTTTGTTCGTCCATCTATATAACCAGGACTATTTTCACCCTCAACATTTCGCTTTTTACATAATTTACTTGCTGATTTTTTATGTAAACAGCCACAACTCTTAGTATTCCCTCTTCGCAAATTATTGCTAAGAACTATTGTTTCATTCCCACAATCGCATTTACATAACCATTCAGTCATTCCCATATAATTTTGACCAAATAGTTTAATAACTATAAGCTGATTAAATCTCTGCCCTGTTAAATCTATTATTTTATTAGCCATAATTATCGCATAATGAGTCCACTATAATTATCTATGTTTACTTGAAATCTTGCAATGCAACCAGCAGTCTTATCCCATACAAAAGCCATTCCTGCTCTTTTTTGCCAATTATAACTATGAATTCTATGCCATTCGTTAGGCGGAACAAGTCCTGGTAGAAATTCAATACTCACACCTTGTTCTTCAAACATCATTGGTTTTCCACTTCCTTTACGATGTTGGTCACCGCAATGAAATTCGCAATAACGAGCTTCTTGCCAACCATTTAATCTACATTCATTTGCCATTAAAGCTGCAAGACGAACTTGTTGTCGTATAGAATGCCCATGTTCAAATCCTAAAAGATTAACTCCAAATTTATGGAATTTATATGGTGACATACTTGCATCTATTTCAAAATTTTCATCATTATGATAATATGCTTTAAATATTCTACTCAATGCAATTTCAGAATGTCGTGCATGATTTCCAGGAACTGATATTACTTTTACAGGAGCAATTTCTTTCATACGTTCTATGATTGCTAATCCTAATAATTCTCCACGAAGAAAAGTATTTTTCCATGCGTCAGCCTCCGGTTGTGGGGTAAAAGATGTGGTAGTATTATAAACATTGTCAGTATGTAAGAAATCATTCCCCATTGGAAAAATTATTCTTTCATAAGGTCCAAAAATTTTTGTTAATTCTATTAAATCATCTAAAATAGCCATTGTCATTTCTTCGGCTTTATCTGGTGTCCAATCAATATCTGCTGCTGGTTTAAAAGATCTTAAACCTAAATGCAAATCAAATAATGATATTTCAAGTTCCCGCTGATGTTTTGATTTTATTATTTCTGGCCTCTTTATAACAGGTACGATCGGTGAAGCAACTTTTATTTTTTCATATAAATCTTCAAGTGCTAATACATCTTCTTCTTTGCGTTTTAACCAAATTTTGACTTGAAAATTTGTATATGTTTCACATTTATCTGTACCAGTATTTCTACCTCCAACTGTTACTTCCCAAGAATTTATTAGATGACGTTCTACTTCCCAAATAGACATATCAACTTCAGCAATTCGTAATGCATCTTCAACTGTTTTTATATTTAAACTTTTTGTAGTTATTATACCAATACCTTTTTCATTTTGAAAATCTTTTGATACTTCTTCTACAAAAGGTTCTTCTTGTTTTGATGAACATTTTTGTCCTTTTTTTTGTTCTTGTTGTTTTTCTCGGTATGTTTTATATAATTTATTAAGTTTAAAATCTTGAGATATTAATCTTCTTACTGTATGATATCCGAGTTTTTTTCGTAATGCAAATCCTTGTTGCGAGAATGTTCCAGCTTCTATTTCTTTACGAATAGTCTTTTTTAATACCATTTTTTCCTTATCTGTTAAATTCCTACTCATTATATCTCCCTTAAAATGTAATTATACTTAGTTTTAATTTCTTCTATTTCAAATTTAGTTATTACCCCACGCCAATCTTGAACATGAATAATTAAATCCTTTGTTATAATATCGGCTAATGTATAAGGATTGCGTTCATCATACCAATCTATAAATAATAATGCTGCTGTATTTTTATCTTGAGCAACGATTTGTTGAACTTTCCAAGGATTAGCTTGAGTATAACCAAATTGTTCACACCATACATAAAAATAAAAATCTAAAAAATCTTCATATTTTATTGGATCATTATATTTATTTTTCATTTTTCTTTTTTCTTTTAAAATATAATAAATTAATAATATGACATAAAAACAATTCATAGAAACAACTCCTATACCACCAATAAAACTACACCATTGATTAAGAAATGGATAATAATATAAATTCCAAATTCCCCAAGAAACAAAAAAAGTAATAGCAATAATACTCACGCCTCTTACTTTTTTATCTTTTAATAATTTAAGACAATGAAGTAAAATAAATAAACTTCCTGATAGTTCATATATCCCATTTATAGTATCTTGCCAAATCATTATAAACTTTCTTTCTTTTTTCTTCTTTCAGTATGTAATACACCTTCTTCTTTTGCTTTTTGATTTATATAATCTGTACTACGATAAAAATCTTCACCTATAAAAATTATATTAGCACCTGTTCCAGGACTAATTATTTTTTGCAATTTTCTTTTCCCACAATAAGGACAAGGTTTATCTATATGATCTTTTTTTATACTATGGAAAAATTCAGTTATTTTTCCACAATTTTTACATTTATAATCATAAGCTGGCATGTTATTTTTTTCTCCTTAGTTTTACAAAACCACTAATAGGAGCAGTTAAATTTTGTAACATTCTTTTATGTTCCATTTTTCTTTGGTAATAAGATTTCTTTTGTTTTGCCATTATTTTATTTTTCTTAAAAATTCTGCCATATTTTTCATTCTTGGAAGCCAAGGAAGATGAGTAAATATACAATTATCTTTTTCGCCAATAAGGATAATTTTCTTATTCCAAGCTATTGCTAATCCTAATTCACAATGACGACCTCCTTTAGATTTTTCATCACCAATAAGTTCTATAAATAAATCACATTGTTGAACTGCTGATAAATCACGGATAGCTCTTTGTCCTGATTGATAATCTGCAATTTTTTCTTTTCCTTGATGCCAATAACTTACAACTTCAAATTCTAATTCTTCTAATTTTTTTCCTAATTCTTGAGCTTCATTATATCTTGGGTAGCTGGCAGCAATATAAATTTTCATTTTTCTTTGTATATTAATATCCATTTTATATTCCTATTGATTCAATTGAAATTTCTATATCATTAATATCAAATTGCGCTATATCATTTTTACGAATAATTCTTTTTTGTATTAAATTCCCAATAGTTAATAATTTTCCATTATTTAAAGAATCCCAAATTCCAAAATGAGTTAATAATCCCCAACATTTTTTAGCTTGTGGGAATGTAATTTCTACCATATTAATTAAAACATCTTCATTAAATTCTAAATCACCAGGACCCATTTCTATTCTATTGTAATTAGTGTCTTTTTTCTCAATTTCTATTAGTCCTAATTCAGATTCTTTTAACAATCCTATATAAAAATATTTTATAGTTTTTAAATCCATCTTTTTATTTTCTTTAAAATCTCTACATATTAAAAAATTTTACAATTTTTACAAGTTTTCATTTTTATCATTTAACAATTTTTCATTTTCTCTACGAGTTGCTTCTAAATCAAATAATGTGTATTTTATTGCTACTTTTAAATAATCTAATAATTCTTGTAAATCATCTTTTTCATTAGATTCAATTTTTGGTTTTGATTTTGATTTTGATTTTGATTTTGTTAAAACTTCTTTATCTAACTCTTGAATTAATTCATTTATTTGTTTTTTTACTTCTTTACGACTTAATTTTTTCTGTTCTTTAGCCATTAAAATTCATCACTTTCTTTTATTTGTCCTTCTAATCCACATTGTTGACAAAGTTTTAATGTTCTAAATTCCATATTATACAACCATTCAGCTATCTTTTTTGGTTGCCAATTTCGTTGTTTCACAACTATACTATTCTTTATTTTTAATGTTATTAATTGTAAATTAATTTTAAATTTGCCAGAAGCAAAAAATTCTTCTAATCTATCAATTTCTTTTGCTGAAAATAAAGAGTAATTAGGAATATCTTTTAATTCTTTACTTTCACGTAATGCAGCAGCGATCAACGATTTACGAACTTTACCTACTCCTTTTATATTATCTACAGCATCACCAATAATAGCGAAATAAATTTTAAGTTGCTCTGGTTTTAAACCATAAAAATTTTCTTCGATCCAAGATACTGTTCTTGGTTTATTTCGTTGTTGAAATTGAGGGATTTGAATTACTGGATAAGGTTTGTTTCTTAATAATTGATAAAAATCTTTATCACTTGAATATATAATCACTTTTTCTATTTGAGAATATTTTTCTACTAAACTTGCAATAAGATCATCTGCTTCAAGTTCTTCATCATAAGCACTTTCCGCAATCATATTAAGAAATTCTTTAAATTTTTCTATTCTTTCAATTGTCATAAATTTATGAGCATCTTTTTTTCGTTTCTCTCTACGATTAGCTTTATATTCTGAATCAATTTTATATCGAAAATTATTTTTTCCTTCCCAACATAAAATAATTTCGTCTTTCCAATATCTTCGAAATGCTTCTATACTTTTCAAGAAACCAAATTCCATACCTGTTGGTCGTCCTTCTCTTGTCATAAGATCAGGAAGTTTATAATTACAACGATATAATTGCATCATGCTATCTAAAAGTATCATTTTATTTTCCCACAAATACTTTTCTCTGTTTACCACAATTAGAACATCGTTTTCTTTTTGGAGTATATTGATAAATTTTTACTGGCTTTCCTATTCTCATTGCGTTTAAACAACGACAATATAACTTGCCTATTTTATAATCTTTCATTTTATCGTCCTCTTGCCGATATAATATCCATCAAATTGAGATACAAATTCAAACCATAATTCATTTTCTTTCCATTGAAAAGCTGAATGATGTTGTTCTAATTTTTTACCTTCAAACACACGATAACCATTTCCTTGAATAAAAGTCCTATCTTCTATACCACACCTATCTCCATCACAAGCAGCTCCTCTTAATGTTACATCTTCATTTTCTTCCATAAGTTCATAATTTACTGGTTTAAATTTTTTAACTAATCTATTCCATTTTTCATTATCAAAAGTTGTCGGTTCATTTGGCATATAAGGAATCGATAAATAAGCATTGGATGGTAGAAAAGTCATACAACGAATTTTATCCTTATTATCCCAAATAAAATTTAAAATCTTCTTCCATTCATCATCTTTAATCACAACTGTACTACTAATATTATGAGTTAATTTTTCTTTGTTTGTAGGGAGAATCCAATTTTCATAAACTAAAAACATATCATTTATAAAATCTATTGCTGAAATTTCATCTTGACTTGTCCCATTAGCTTTTACAGGAAAAGTTATGCACCAATCTCCATTAGGTTTTTCTTCTATCATTTGAAGATTATATTTCTTAAAAAATTGAGCAACTGGTTCTAATGGATTTGCAGTTATTCTTTTAAAATAATATTTAGCAGGATGAGAATGAATTCCACTACTTATACATCCAAGCTCTAAACTACTTGTTCCTCCTGGTTTAATACAAGTACAACGAACGGCAGAATTAATTCCAATTTTATCTGCTGTTATTTCATTCATTTCTTTAACACAAATAGCTCCATTCGATAATATTTTTTTATTAAATATCCAAGGAGCATCTCTCATTCCAGTTATACTAACTCCAATAAGAGCATCTCGTTTCACAATATTTTCTGTAATTTCACCAAGATAAGGAAAATTAGTATAACTGGCTTGAAGAGTAGCAATAAAACTTGCATATTTGCAAGCATCATAAAAATCTTTTTCATCTTTACAACCAGTCGCATTTATCTCTACAAGATTACAAAATCCAAATCCTGTTTGTTTTATTTCATTATATTCTTGTGGTATAGATAAAGAATTGCCAAAAGGTTTTATATACCAAACAGGATTAATACCAATTTCTCCGCAAGGATTTATACCCCAATCTTCATTTTCTAAAAATATAAATCCTGGATCACCGAAATTATTTTTGTTGAGTTTTATTATTTCTTCAAATTGTTCTTTAGTACAAGTATTGGGATTAAGAACTACGCTATTATTACATAATTCTCGTTGTGAATTTTTTCCACAAAATTTAAATTCATGTGTACTTTTACAATATAACATTTCTTCATCATCATAACTAAATAACGAGATTAGACTGCTGCGTCTTATTCCACCTGCAAGAACTGCTTTAGAAAGATGACAAATAATATCATGACATTCGATTGGTTTTAATTGTCTTTCTTGTACATTAATAAGAATAGTTCTTGTAGATTCTAAAGCTTCTTTTAAATCTAAATGTCCAGGAGCTTTTCCACCACTTTTTAATTGGCTTCCTTGTGGACGAATTTTATTATAATTAAATTCAATATAATAGCCGTTTATAAATCCATTTATTAAAGTTGTAACAGAATTTGCCCAGCCTTCAATTGTATCTTCTATTGTGTGATGACAAATGAGGCTATTATTTATCTTTTTTATCTTTGGTAATTTTATCACGTGTTGTTTCTGTACACTAAAACCGACACCAACACCACAAAGAAGCAGATATAAAATTTGTCCAAAAACTTCTGGTCTATCTATTAAAGTAAAGCTACAATTATACATTCGTTCATTACGTTCTTTTAATGGTTCTCCAGCAAATTGCATAGAACGCATAGAAGGTAGGACTTTTTTAGCATAAACAAATTTAAATGCTTCATCTATTTTGTCTGCTAATTGCGGAAATCTTTCTTTGTGCATATTTTTTACACGTCGCACAGTTTCATTAAAAGTTTCTCTTCTTCGTAATGCTGGAATATATTGAGCATATTTTGAAGCATGAATATAATCGGCAATAGCAGTTTTGTCAGGCTCTAATCTACGTTCTTCATTTCGTTTTTGTCTATATGAAATATATTCTTTAGCGACTTCAAGATTATGTTGTATTAAAACTAATTCAACAATATTTTGAATCTCTTCTATTTCTATAGTAGGAATATGAGAAATACCCAAATCTAAATCATCAATTAATAATTTTATTTGTTCTTCAATTATTGATGTTAATTCAGTAAGTGTTTCTGGGTAAATTAAGCCATAAATTTTCAAAAATGCTTTTTTTATAGCATTATAAATTTTTGTTTTATCAAATTCAACTATTTGTCCATTTCGTTTTTTAACTTGCATATATCACCCCAATATTGCGTCTTAAATCGGGTTTCGACTCCCAGTCGACCCATAGCTGGCTTATAGGTATATTATTACTTACTATTACGACGTTTGGCCAACAGCGGGTCGACTGGGGACGAATTTACGACTTTAATTCCGGTTATTTTTATAATTTGTAGCTTTTTAGTATAGTTTCTATTTTATGCATTTTTATTAGTATAATAAGTGATTAAAATCTTCTGATTTTAGATTTGCTGCTATTTCTGTAAAGTCGATATGTTCTTGTAGAATTTCTTGTTCCGACTTTTTTATTTGACTTGATTTTTTTGCTCGTTTCGCCCGTTTGTTAATAGTTTCTTTGCTTAAAATAAAACTATCTTTAGAAAGATCAACTCCAGGTTTTGGTCGCCCAAGAAATTGAATTGTAAGAGGATAAGGTTCTGGAGGCCATCGCATATAAATTTTTATTTGTTCCATAGTTTTATTGTACCAAATTCCGAATGTATAAGTAGTATGTGGACAATGGACCCATTCACCTGTTTTTTTATCATAATAACCGACTGCTCTATTTAATGCTCTACACCAAGGACCAGGATGAGATTTAAGAAATTCAATTTCAAATTCTTTTAATAATTTATGTTTAGTAGCTCTCCAATATCTATTATTTTGAACTTGAGCTTGTGTCCAATAAGGCCATCGTTTTTGTAATTTAGTCCATAATGGAACTAAATTCATAGAAAAATATAATGCCCAAACTGGTTGATTTGGATCTATCACTTCATACCAATATCTTTTACTTTTACAAAAATTACATCCTTTTAAACTATTGCTTCTAAAAACATATTTACAAAGTGGAGCAATTTTTTTAAGATCTATTATTGGTTTAACTATCCCCCAACCTTTTTGTTCCTTATACTCTCTTTCCCAATTTAATTTTACTCTTTTATTATGTTGTTCATAAATAATTCTATGATACTCTCTTAATTCTTCTTTATTTTTACAATTTAAAAATTGTTCAAATCGAATATCTTCTTGTTCTTGTTGAAGCATATATTCTTTATAAGTAAGAATACTGGTTTTCATAATTCAGGCTCCGGAACTTTTATAAGTTGTTTATGATTTTTATCTCTATTTTTCCAGCATCTTCTCCAAGCTATTCTAACATCATAGCGTTCATTACCATAAATATTTGATTTATTTCTTGCTTTCTTTTTAACTACATTGATAATTCTTGGCCATATTTCTGCAAGTTGATAAGCTGCTTCTTTTTGAACTTTTGGCGTTCTATAAAGTGTAGTACCACCTTCTGCAGTAGGATCTATTTGATCACAACACCAATTATATCCTACCCTATTAGGATATCCTTTTGATAATAATTGAAGTGTAATATCAAAATCTTGCATTGTTTTTAATCTATCTAATCTAATATTTTCAGCTAATAAAACATCTCGATTAAAATACAAACAATCTTTTGCATTAGTACAATCACGAAAATCTTCTTCAACAAAATGATTTCCTTTTCGAATACTAATAGCCCCGTGAACAAAACCAACATCTAATTGATTACTCATCCAATTAAACATTTCATTTAATTCTTTATTTTGTATTTGTTCAAGCCAATCATGTATTCCAAGATATCTAACACAAAATCGTAAATCATCATCTATTATTATTACTCCCGGAGTTGGACAGTTTTCTAAAATATATTGCCAAACTTGTCCAAGATATTTTTTATCGATTGCTTTAATTGATAAATCATAGATTTTAAATCTATTTACCTCTTCTTTAGGACAAATTATAATAGGTTTAATATCACTATAGGTTAAAATTTGTTTTATGGTTTTTAAGGAGGAATTTTTCCGGCCTTTTGTTGGAATATAAACAGTATAATCCATTTCATTTAACCTTCTATATCTTCATATAAACAATTTATATTTTGACAATAATCTTTTTCATCATTTAAGCAAGTTAGATTTTTACAATCTTTACATTTTGATTCCCATGTATTACCCTCATTTTCCCAATTAATATTTTCCCATTCTTTAATATTACAACAAGCAGAACCTCTATTTTTATCATAATACATTAAAGAATTAATTGAATTGCATTTGCATTTAAAAACGTATGTTTCAAGTTCCATACCTTTTTCAATACAATTTAATATTATAGTTTCAATTTCAGAACCATCAACATATCTATATGTATCCTGTTCCCAATCCCAGAACCAATTTTCATTACATTTTGGACATCGTGCCATTTTTATACCTTTAAATTTATAATTTTTTTACCATATAATAAGTTTTTATTACAATAATACCTATAATTACATGGAAAATAATTTCGCACATTTTTTCATACATAATTATTTTTCTCCATTATATTTACTACGTGGTCGGCCTTCACCCATTTTTACTCGTTGATATTTATCAAATTCACACAAAGAATGTTCTACTTCTCGAAGTTCAAATGGAATTTTTGCATTAAAAATATGAGAACCTAAAAGATATCTTGTAGTAGTTAATCTACGATATAAAAATTGCATAGATGTTAATCCTTGTTGTTGATTTTTATGTGGGAGACCAAGACGTTTCAAACCTCGTTGAGCACCAGGACCCATATTTGTCCAAGTTAATTTATCAGTTGCATTTTCAAGAAGTGGAGTAAATCGTAAGTCACAGACTAATTCATAAGACATAAATTTGCCTATCATATACAATTCTTGAAGTTTATTGTAAACTTTTTCCATGCTATTTGTTTCTTTACATAATTCTGTAAAATAATCACGACGTATCCAAGCATTTTTTGCTGCTCGAAGATAAGATATATGTTTATCTTCAAAAGCTACTCCAGTTGTCATCCAAGCTCCTGTGAAAATTTGTTTCTTATCTTTATGTCTTTGTAGAATATAATTTTCAACTTCTTGATAAGAAACTATAAAACCAAGATTTTGTGCATGTTCATACCAATTAAAAAGTCGATACCAGCAAATATTAAAAAATATTAAAGATAAATAATCTCTTTTATTTTCTTTTAAATATAAGGAGGGTTTCCATTTTAAAAATCCTTGTTTTAACATTTTTTGTAAAGTAATAGTTCCTTTATCGAGTTGCCGAAATACATTTGTAAATTTGTATTGTTGCAATATAAGATCATCTGTCCAAGGTTTTGATAAATTTTTTTCAAAACGATTAACATAAATCGAATGCCGTTCGTTGATCCAATATGCAAGATCTTCAATAGAGCAATGACCAAATTTTATATTTGCAAGTTTAGGCATTATCTGTTTCCTAATTCTTTATTATGACATATTTTACAAAGTGTAATCATATCCCCTTTTATATTATTTCTATCATTTCCATCAATGTGATGTACATCTAATTTTCTATTAAATTCTATTAAACTTTGTTTTTGTGTCATACCACATTTTTGACAAGTATAATTATCCCTTTTACGAATTGATTCTTTTAATTCAAAAATTTCTTTTGTATATTTTCCACAATCTTTTCCATTAATATATCTTGAACTATTTTTTCCTACATATTTTTTTCTTGTTTCTTTTTGCAAACAACCACAACTATTAGTGCTATTTCCTAAAGCATCCCCTCTTATTATTGTTTCTTTTCCGCAATCACATTTACAAAACCAATAAGCACGACCCTCCCAATTTCGATAAGCAAATTTTATTACTAATAATCTACCGTATCGTTTATTTGTTTTATTTTCTCTCATTAAATTGTTGTGTCCACTCGGCGAAATATGGATTATGAAAATTCGCAGGTTTTATATCTATCCATCTTGTTGCCGTTCCCATAACAAGATCACTGAATGTTGAATCAAGATTTAATAAATTTATGTTACTTAAAATTGTCGAAGAACATTTTTCTTCAGGTGTTTTACGAATCCATTCTTCAAAATTTAATGCTTGTTCAATTTTATAATTTAAACTTTGTATAGGATGATAAACAAGAAAATCTTTTATTGGATATTCACCCCAACAATTTTCAAGTATCTTATTTACTTTTTCAAAATTATTTTCATAGATATGTTCAGAACCTGCTTGATGAATATAACTGCCAAGTTCTAAATTTAATTCTTCTGCAATAATACGTTGTAGAGTTGTAAAACAAAATACATCATAAGGAAGACCAAGCCATGCATCATTGCTTCGCATTGTAGCTATAAGATAAAGTTTCTTTTCTCGAATCATAAAGTGTAAAGCAATAGTGCAAGGTAAATCTTTATGATCCCCAATAATTGCATGAAGCAAATCTCCACTATCCCACATTGTAATAATAGCTTGACGTGTATTTGGTTTTTCTTTAAGTAAATGAATAAGAGCTTCTAATTGATTTTTACCATTAGGATGAAAAAAGATACTATTTTCATAAGCAAATCCAGGATTCTTTTCCCATCTTCCACCATAAGCACCATAAGCTATTCCTTGTTCTGCAAAATTTTTATACGAAGGAGCATAAGCTTCTATCATATCTATTTTAAATGTACCAGAAAGATACCAAAGCATTTCTGCACAAGCATAAGATAAACTAAATTTACGCTCTGGAAATTCAAGTAAAATATTTTTAGTAGGGTCTAATAAAGTTGCTTGAAAACCTAATATCTCTTTTGTATTTCCAACACGTGAATTTAATTCATTTCCTTGTTTTATTATTTGTTTTAGTGTATCCCACCACAAATGATTTAATGTTTGATATTGTTTCATATTAATCCCATTCATTTATTTTTCAAAAATAACGAACTGGTGGGATTGATTTCTCCATATTAAATACCCACCAGTCGTTTTGGAGAGAAAATGAAAATATTAATTTAAATAAAAATGTTCTATAATTTTATTCATTTGTTCAATACTAATTGTAACTTCATAACCTTTATGATTTCGTCCCATCATATCTATACACATTGGTTTTTGAAATGGGTAATACTCAAAAAGATCTTCAGCATAATATTCTATTGGACATCCAAAACAAATTATTAATTGTCCAGCTTTACTGTGTTCACCAGTAGTTATTCGAGTAGTTACAGTTTTTATAAATTCATTTCCTTCAGTATCTTTTGCTATTACTTGCATTTTTCAAATTCCGTTAATTGTTTTTGAAGTTTTTTATATTGTTCTAATAACAATATTTTAGTATCTTTTTTAATTTGTTTTTTGAGTATTTTCCAATTTTCTCCTAATTCAACTAAATTATCAGTTCCAAAAAGTAATTTTCGTATTTCGTTTTCTTTTTGTATTTTAATATCAAAATAATTAGCTGCTTCAAAATTACTAAATTGAGCTAAACGAGCCATTATCTCTGCTCGTGTCCATTGTTCAATTAGTTGAATTAATTGTTCTAACATAAATAATTTCATCCCTACTCCAGCCCTTGGGATTCCAACTCTGATTCGCCGTTAGTGTACTGGACGCGAACAACATTATAAACTTTACTAATAAAATAATATACTATATAATGGAACAGAATTATCGTATCTGCTCCGTGATACAATCCTTATGTAATCAAACGCTCTTTTTATTCGCTGATATAAATCAGTAAAAGATTAAGAGTAACTCGCAATATAATAGTTTTATATTTTATTATAACAAAGGTGGTGAGCGTCCTCTAAATGACATGCAGTCAACCCACCTTATTTGAATAAATAGTTGCCCAATCTATTTATTCACGTAGACAACCGACCATTATATTATTTATTCAACTTTTATACCTTCAGCTTCTAATTCTTCTTGTAAAGAAGTTAATCGTTCACGTAAATTTTTTAATCGTTTTATTCGCTGGTCAATTTGTTTTACATCTTTTGTTTGTTTTTGTAATTCTTCAAGATGCTTATTTAATTCAATAAGTTTTTCTGGAGCTTCAATAAATTGTTTTAGAACTTCAGCTTTTTTAGCTTCAATCCCAGCTATATCTTCATCATAAGTTGCTATAATTTTATCAAAATGATTTAAGATAAAAATATAGTGCTTAATAAGTGCTTCATTAATTTTACGACCTTCAGCTAAAGAATTTAACTTATCTAATTTATTTTGTTTATAACTACATATTCTCATTTTCATTTCTCCAATTTTTGGTTATCTCATCAGTATAACAGAACCACCTGTTATAGACTGGCCGAAATCGGCCAGTTTCGATTTTTATATACTACTAATATCAACGCCTTCTGTTTCGAGTTGCTTTTGTAAAGCTTCAAGTTGCTCACGCATTCTTGCAACTTTTTGTACTTTACGACGTGTTTGCTCATCACCAAATTTTTCAATATGACTGGCTTTTGTTTCTTTTTCCTCAGCACTTTTAATGAGAATAGCTGCTTTGCAGCGAGCTACGAAAGCCTGATATCTCATATAAGTAGCAAGGCCAGCAAAATCGCTCTTTTTCAAAGGTAGATGCCTGCGAACATCATAGCCAGCATAAACCACCTTTTCACCATCTTTAATTGCAGATGGAACAGCAATAAGTAATCCTTCACTATTTACGGCTGATACAATTTTACCCTCAGTATCACGATACTTTACATCCTTTATGACAAACGCCTTTCGTCCCTTCTTTTCCTTTTTGTTTTCCTTATTTTCATTTTCTTTACCAGGATTTACTTTGTTTACTTTCGCCATTTTAGGCCTCCCAATTTTGAATAATATTTTTGTTTAACAACCTACTATTTAAAGTATAATTCATTTTTTGAAAAAAGCAAATTTATTTTAATTTATTTTGGTTATCTCATCAGTATAACAGAACCACCTGTTATAGACCTCGCTTACTTTAAGGAGTTTCGACCTTTTGACCTAAAGCCATTTCTTTTATTCAGCGAGGTTTCGATTTTAGCTTTCAAGTTCCTTTGTTAGCTTTGCTAATTGCTCACGTAAAGCAGCAACTTTCTTCTCGGCTTTTGCCTTTTTAGCTTTTTCACGTTCAGCTTTCTTTGCTTCACGTTCAGCTTTCGCCTTTTCTTTTGCAGCAGCTTTTACAGCAGCATTAGATGAATTTTCAACACGAGTTGCAAAACGATTGATACTGGCAACAATTTTATCTCTGCCAGCTTTTAAATTATCAGGAAGAGTTGTTATTCTTCCTAAATCACCAGCGATATTACGAATATCGCTTACTACAACAGGAACATCCTGAGTAGTTGGCTTTACAGCCGATTTTGTTTTATTACTTGTTTTTTTCGCCATTTTAGGCCTCCAAATTAAACAATTAATTTTTTAGTTTTAACCTACATATAAAGTGTAACCTATTTTTAACTAAAAAGCAAATGAAAAATTTGTATTTTGTAAAAATTTTTTACGCCCTATAACAACTTAATTTTTTATACAATTTTAATATTTTAACGTATTTTACCAGCTATAAATTTTCCATCTGGTGCAGTAATAATTTCTTTACCAGCAGCTTCACTCCAATTATTAGGACTCAAACCTAAACCGAATAAAATAGGCACTCTAAATTTTATTGTTGTATTTTCTAAAGTATCAAGAATATATTTATGTAAATTAGGATCATATAAATTTTCAAGAGGAACGCCATTTAATAATTCATCATGAACATTAGCTCGCAATTTAATTCCCCATTTTCGAGAATCGGAATTATAACGAGGTGAAATAGCAACCATTCGTTCTTTTATAATATAAGCAGCACAACTTTGAATTAAACTATTGAATGCTTTATAGGATGCTTTTCCTGGAAGATATCTACGAAAACCATAAGCATTAAAAATAAATCCACGTAGTTTAGCAACTTCAATTGTTCGCCTTGAAGTTTCACGTATTTCAGGAAAAGTATAATGATATTTGTCATAAGATTTTTCTGCATGTTCTTTACAAAGTTCCTTAAATTTATTAAGTCGTAATTCAGAATCCAATCTCCCATCTTCAATTAATTTATTTACTTTTTCCCCTATAATTTTTATAACATGTTTATCAGACATAAGCCTTCCAACAATAGTTTTTTTACCCATTCCATAAGCCATACCAAAATTTTGATTTTTTGCATTGTCTCTTTCCATTAAAAGTAAATCTGCGACCCATTGATGATAATCTGTTGCTGGATCTTCGTTATATGCTTTTATAGCTTTTTTTATTTTGCAATAATGAACAATTAAACGATATTCAATTTGAGAAGCATCATTTGAAATGTAGCCCTCTCTTTCGTGTGGATGAATAAGTTTTTTAGATCTACTATTTTGTTGTTGTGAATTTGGTTTGCTACAAGATAAACGACTTGTTCTAATTGCTTGATTATAATTTGGATGAACTATCCCATTAACATTGAGTTTTAAAAAAGTATCAAGAAACAAACTTTTAAATTGTTGTTCTGTTCTATATTCAGTTATAAGATCAACCACTTGTTTTATTTTTTCATTACTTGTTACTAATGGATGAACTTTATATAAAGCCATTGCATCTTTATCAAAACTTGGTCGACCAGTATCTATCCATCTTCCATCTTTTTTCTCTTTTATTGTAAGTAAAATTGGTAGTTTAAATTGTTTTAATAAAATCTCTTGTAAACAATTATTTGAATTAGTAAATTCTTTTCGCTCAGTTAATCGCTCAATCTTTTTAGCGTTTTCTATCATAATTTTTAATACTTGATAAGATTGTATTTTACATTCCATTTCATTTATTACTAATCCATCTTTCTCCATATCGAATAAAATAGGAGTTAATTTAATTTCAGTTTCAATTAGATCTTTTACTTTTTCTGATTGTTCATTAGTTGTTTCTTCTATTCGTCTTTGCATATTTTCTTGTAAAAATCTATACAATTTTCTATTCATTCTTACATCATCATTGGCATATTCTCCGAGTATTTTTATAGGAATATCAGCATAAGATTTTAATTTTGGTTTAAAACTATTTAAATATTCTTGAACTCTATCTAAACTACCAGTATCATAATTTAACCAATCTTTACAAAGTGGCTTTAATCCATATTCTAAACGATCACTATAATATAATTTACTTAATGTTAATGTATCTACAAGACGGCATTTAAATTCTACTCCATCTCCAATATCAAACATCATTGCATCAAATTTTACAAGATGATTTATCCAATCAGTACATGTGGATAAAATATCTTGTATCCAATTCATTACATTATCTATTAATAAATTATTAGAATCTATAGAGGTATGACGAATAGGGATATACCAAATATCTGGAATTTCATCAGCAGTTATACTAAAACCACAAATTTTATCCCCTTTCCAAGGATATAATCCTCCTAATTCGTCATCATTAAAAACTCGTTTTGTTTCTACATCACAAAATATTTCTTTACGATTTTGTAAATTAGGGAGTTCTGATAATGATTCTATTATATGAAAATTATCACGGAGATTAATCATAATTTAATACTATTTTTTATTTATCATTTAGACATCCAATTTTTATTGTCATTATATAGCCAATCTTTAATAATATTATTATCATAATCATCTTCTAATGTTTGTTTTGTCCAATGAGGGAGTGTTCTATCTAACATTGCTTTTGCATTATTAGGTTCTACAGCCCAATGTTCTGCAAGTATTTCGAAAGCAACTACATCTATAACACCAGAATCAATTATAATATTAGCACAATTAATACAAGCAGAGAACGTCGTAAGTAGAATAGTTTTTCCACGTTGGCCGTTTCGTTTCATTCGTTTTAAATATTTCATTATAACTCTTGGCTCAGCATGACTACATCCACAAGAACCTTTTATTCCAGAACATTTATTTTCTAATCCAGATGGACCATTTATTGCAGTATAATGAATTATTAATTCATTTTGTAAATCTACTTCTAAAATAGCAGCACCAACAGCTTTTCGTTTACAAACTTGATTTTTTTCTGCTTCAATTTTTATTCGATCAAATGTTCGTAGAACAACTTGCTTAATAAGTTGTTCGAAAGTTGGATTGCCATTTATTTTATAATATGCTTTTAATAAATCTAATTTTGTTTCTTTTTCCATTTTATATTCCTAATAATTCTCTACGATTTATCCATTCACGCATAATAGTTTCTATACCTATATTTTCAACAAAACAAGGAATTTTTTTCGGTACTGGTTGTTGACAATTTTCTGGTAAAATATCTAAACTAAAATCACAATCTCCACCTAATCCATATTCTTTAAATATTTTATTTGCTTCGCATAAAATCGGCCAATTTAATAAATTTCCACGTTCGTCTTCTCTTATTCGCTGTTCATACCATTCTTCATCTCCAGCAAAAAGAACAACTATTAAACCTCCTACACTTCTAATCCAACTATTTATTATTTTTAATTCTCTTGGAAAAATTTTATTATGATGATAAGCTAATCCACCAAGATGAAATCTATCTTGTACAGAATAAGGATTTATCATTTTTCTATAATCTAAAAAGAAATCAAATATTGATTCATTAGGTCGAGTCATCCAACTATAAACAACTGGATAACCAAGTTCACTAACTCTTTTAACAACTTTTTTAGCAAAAGTTGTTTTACCAAGACAATCACTACCTTCTATTATCAACATTTTTAGTATCCTTTAAATTTGGTTTTCTTTTTTTAATCTTTCACGGCCAATTAGTAATGCTCTTTTAAAATTTGGTGGTTGCCAATCTTTTCCTTTGTTTCTTAATCGTGGATTAGTAATAGGATTACGTGGAGCTTTTGTTGCATTCGAATTGCAAACTTCTTCCATTATTTCTTTACTTGGAAGCCAATAACTTACAGCCGTTCCTATAACTACATATAATAAATCACCTAATCCATCACTTGCTTTTAATTCATTTCCTTCATTTATTCCTGTCATAAATTCGGCAAGTTCTTCAGCCATTAAATGAAATCTATAAAAAGATTCATTCTTTTTCTTATCGCATTTCCAATATCTTATAGAAATTTCAGCAACTATAAATGTTAATTTTATAAGAAATTTCATTAAAAAATTTGAAAATCCTTTATTAGCTTTAAGAAATAAGCAATAAGGAAATTGATGCTTCTTATGAAATTCATAAATTGCTTTTTGTGTTTCTATCATTTTATAATTCCTATAATAATAATAATAAAAATGCTGATAATAGGACTATCAACTATTTTCTGGTAGGATAGCTCACCATCATATTCCAAATTGCCAACTATTATCAGCACATAATTTAATTAATAAGCTGATGGACTTTCAACCCTAATTTATATTTTCCTGTTTTTCTTATCAATTAAAAATCTTCTTCTGCTTTTACAGCAGCTTCCTCTGGAGAATTAATTTCATCATCTTGTACCATAAGACGTTGTTTATTAAATAAATCTTTAAATTCTAAATGTAGATTTTGCATTGTTTCAGCTTCTTCTGGAAGAATAATTGAAGGTTCTGCTGATTCAAATTGAAAACCATACCATTTTCTTGTTGCATCTGGAACATGATGAATTGTTTTTAATTTCCAAACTTGAGCCCAAAGAGGAACCTGCATTGATTTTCCTCTTATATTTTGTCTTCGAAGTGAAACCGCTGAAATGAAATTTTTACCTTGAGTCCATTCACCTCTTTCAAAAGAAAGTGTTACTGGAGTTCCAACAAGCGGATGATCTCCATAAATAAGACCAATAAATCTAAGATGTTCTACATAACCATAATACATCTTATCTTTATCAGGCATATTATCTTGTCCTTCATAAAGTTCTATTCTTGTATCAGCGTTCTTAGATTTAGCTGCAAGTTCACTGGTGGGATCATGACTACGATCTAAAATCATTGGACCTGTGCCTTTTAAATCACGCCATTTTGCCCATTCAGGGAAGAAAAATAAAGGAACAAAACAAAAAGAATTAGGCTCTTCTTTGTGTTTACAAATCATTACATCCCCAGGACGAATGATAACAGAACCAACACCAAAATTAGAAATTAATTCAGCATCAGTTGTAGCTTGGATAATCTTAAAACGAGGAACAATACGATATTCTTTAAGAGTATCCAAACTTTCATCTTGCTCAACATATTTAGCAAGATAATTTGGATCAATCCCTTCCACTTTATTTATTGCTGTTTCTGTCCGTGAACTTTTTTGACCACCATTTTCTTTCACCATTTAAATTCTCCTCAATAATTAATTTAGGTTTATCAAAACCCATACTATATGGTTTATTTTATTTAACGCAAGTGAAAAATAAAATTATTTTAATTTCTCATTTCATTTCTCCTTTCTTTTTCTATAAACTGTTATATATTGTGGATATTGTTTTCCAAATCCTTTTGGTATTTGTTTCCCTTCATTCATTTGTTTTGTTAAAAATTCTACAACTGTTTTCCAATCTAATTTTAATATCCCTAATTCTGCAACTTTTTTTGGAACATCAAAATAATCTGTAAGTTGATAATATTCTTCGGTAAATTTATTTGGAAGAGCAGCTTGCATTTTTACATCTGGAATACCAGTTGCTAATTGCCCATCAACTTGCATTTTAATTGAAGGATCAGATAATGAATTTTGCACAAGTCGATAGGCTATAATCTGTCCACATAGGTCTTTTCTTGCTTTTACCTCTTTACGAAGTTCATCAAATAGATTTTCTAACTCTCTACAAATAAACCCAAAATCACAAAGTTCTTCACTATTTAATTTTTTAGATTTTATTTGTTCATTATTTTTTGCTAAAAATCCATAAACTAAATTATAAACAGATTGAACTTCTTCTTGTATATTTATAAATTCTTTAATTATTTCTGTAGAAGGTTCTTCAGTTATTTTTTCAAATATTTTCTTATCTTTAGATTCTAATTTTAATTTTGGAAATTTTTTATTACAAAAAGGACAATTATCTAATCGCTTTTCTACAATAAAAAATTCCTTACAATATATACAATGTTGTGCAATTCGTTTTTCCATTTTTCTCACTTTTTATTTAATTTCGAATATAGAAGATTCAACTAAATCATTCTTTTTACACACAGGACATTTTGGCATATCGACTAATGGAATATTCTTAGTTTTCCATTGAAAATTACAGCGATGACATTTATGATTCATTTTATTCTACCCTTTTGTTTCTTTTTCATTTTATATGTATTCCTTAATTAACTTTTCACTTTTCATTTTTCAAAATTTAATAAATCATTTAAGTCTAAGCAGCGATGGTCTGATTGCTTAATTTAACATTCTTTTTTCTTTTTAATACATTTTTTATGAGCACGAACATAATCAAATAAATTTGAACAACCAACTGATCTTTGCCAAAATCGAATTGGTTTATTACAAAGATAGCAAATCTTAGATTGTTGTTTCATCCATTTTAATTTTCGTTGTTCAATCCAACTAAATGTATCATGATCATTTTTAGATTTAACCCATGAATTTTTCATTTCATTTCATTTCATTTCATTCTTCAAAATTTAAAAGAC